CTATGAGTAAGATTAAAGAGTTGGGGCTCGATCGCGCAATGCGACGGGCAACCCTGGCTATGTTGGAACAGCTAGGGACTGCTAAGGCTTTGTCCGTATTTCTCTTGGTAAGAGATGGACAAATGAGCTCCTGGGATCAGGTAGTCACAATGACACTGGATCCCCGACAGTATCTGGACACAGTCAGCGGCGCTATCAAACTCGCCAAAGACTATCAAGCAATCGACTGGCTTCGCAAGTGTGAAGGTCTCCCCACGTCTTTCGACAAGGAGGCTGTAGCATATGCGGGCTGGAAGGATGCTGAAGTCCAGAATAAACTGACCAATGATCGCTTCTATCAATACTGCCAAGGTTACTACTCAGACCTAGACAGTCGCGTGGTGGAATCTCTCCATCGTGTGCGAAAAATTGTGCGGTCATGCTTAGGTCCTTTACCTAAGCGCTCAAGTGAGTTAAATTTTGAGTTTGGACCAGGATCTGTTAAGGAAAGCCGAGATTGGTGGCCGACGATACCAACTGTCGCCGATAAACTATCCAATCAAATGCACGTCACTGCGGATGCAGCTCCCATTTTGCAATGGTTCCTCGATGGGACCGTGGCAGAGCGGAGTCTTCGTGGTGGCGCCTCTATTCAACAGTGTTTCGTTGTAGACGAAAGTTGTGCGGAACGGTTAGCGTTTGTACCTAAAGACGCGAAGCAACTACGTACGATCAGTTTACAGCCTGGGGGGAATGTCCTCCTTCAGAAGTCTATCGGTGATATCTTTCGCCGGCAGCTGAGACACCACTTCGGTTGGGATTTAGATCATGCCCAGCCCATCCATCAACGCAAGGCGATGGAAGCGAGCTTGAGCGGCTCGGATGTGACCATTGATCTAAGTAATGCTAGTAACACCGTCGCGCGTGAAGCGGTTCGCTATGCTCTGCCTAAACACTGGTATGAGCTATGCAATGCCCTGCGCTGCCGAAAGATTATAACGGCTGATGGTGTGCGTGTGCTGGAGATGTTCTCTGCCATGGGTAACGGTTTTACGTTTGAGCTGGAAACTCTACTTTTCGGTGCTATATGTCTCAGTGTGATACCTGAAGACAGACAACACCGGGTTCGAGTTTTCGGCGACGACATTATCGTCCCTGCTGCAGATGCATCCGTGTGCTTGGCCGCTCTGAAATTCTGGGGTTTTACTCCCAACGAGCGTAAGACACACGTTTCCGGCTGTTTCCGTGAGAGCTGTGGTGGCGACTACTTTTGCGGGTTTCTTGTATCACCCGTTAGAGTAAAGGAGCTACCACATGATCCTTCAACTTGGATTGGCGTTGCGAATCGTTGTGCTCGGGTATCTTACCGGCACAGCGGTCTGCTTGGATCAAGAGCTAGATCTACCGCTCTTGGTCAGTTGCCAACCTCTCATCGAAGCATTTTGGGCCCTGATCAGCTTGGCGACACCGTAATTTGGAGCCGCCAGGAAGATTGGGAGAAGGTTGCAGTCACTCGCAACTCAATTCGTTACCTGAAAGTATGGCGCCCGGTCACTAGGCGCCGTGAACTTAGGTACGACCCAAATGTTATACTAGCTGTTGCGTTGTACGGTTCCGCCCAGACCGACTCTTTCTTGCGTGTTGTACACACAAAGGATCGAGATGGCACGCCTTGTGAGCGTGTTGTCTCAGGAGCCAGTCGACCTTATATCACGCCGAGAGGCGCAGTAGCGGGTCACAGGTTTGGTAGGGTTCCGTACTCCTAGGTTGTAGAGGACCGCCCATAAGGCGGATGTTTAACGAGG